CTATCTTGTCCCCGCCCATACTAAGGAACGCGGCCTTTTCTTCATCCAACAGGATCTTTTTTTGATCAAGAGTAAAGCTATCCGAGTTCAGGATCTTTTCCGAATGATCCTTATATAAACCGCCTATGGTCTGTAAATGCTGCTGTATTTTTTTCTGGACATCCTTGCCGAAACTTGGCCCGAACATCGGGCCTTCTTTGGCCTGGGCCCTGGGCACTTGCCCGGCCCCGGCCGGGGTGGTCAGGTTTTTCATAACCTGGGCGCCTGTTTCGGCGGATTTGGTTTGTATTTCGTCTAAAAGTTTTTTCATCTCCCCTGTGGCCTTCTCCAGGGCATCTTTTGCCTTTTTCGAACCTTGTTCCATGTTTTTGGTAATTCTGGGGTCCTGTGCGTATTTGCTAATTAGATCTAAGTTTTCCTTGGCATTTTTCACAAGAATATTGAGCGATATATTTGCTTCTTTTTTGGTGTTTTCCAACATGCTTTTCATTGCTATTGCAGTGGTTGCTACTGATTCTTGCAAGGCTTTACCATAATCCATGGTTACCTTAGGCAATACATCAAACAAGCCTATATTTGTCCCCAGCTTATCGTTTATATAGGATACAAATTTATTAATATGGCCCTTCGCACCTTGTACAGCATTAAAAATAGCATTCATTATTCCTCTACTCAGAAAATCGAAAAAGCCAATAATAGGGGTCCACATAATAGCCACCAGCCCTGTTGCCCCTCTTAATACCATTTCCATTATATCCAATAGGCCCTCTCCCAGAAATTCTCCGAGACCTAAAATAAGAGTGCTTAGATAGGTGGGATCAAATAAAATCCGTTGCCAGGCCAACTGGGCAGTTCTAGTAAGAGTATCCCATGTCGCACTAAACACATTTTTTATACCCGTTAGAGATATTTTTACAATCTCGGGGAGTTTAGAGAACGTTTCGCCTACCAGTAAGCCCCACTCGACTATCACCGCCTTATTATCCTTGAACCAATCGGTTACCCCGGTCAGCTTGTCCTTTAGCGTATCGAGTATCCCGAGTTCACCGAGGATACCCTGCATGGCGGTACCGATTTCGGCCATGGATATCTTGGCCTGAGTACCCAGGGCGGCGATCTGGCCGGCCCAGGTCTTTGTAAACAGGGCGGCGTTGCCCACCATGGCTTCGGTTTCTTCGAATATACCGTTAAGCTCGGCTTGTCTTTTTTGGGCGGTGGTCATTTGGGACAATACCAACCCCTGGGCCTTGGCGTAATCCTTCCACATAAGGGATACATTTTTGGTCACACCGGCGTTATCCACCAATATACTATTTTCGTTTTTAAGGCCTTCCGTCGCGCTTACAACGGCCTGGCCCAGCTCAAGGGAACCCTGCCGCCCGAACACGGCAGAATCTTTAAAGCGTTTCATAAGGGCGATCGATTCTTCCATCCCAAAGCCACGTAGAAATAGATTTTTTAATCCCAGCGCGGATTCCTGGATAGACATAAGCCCGTCGGCGGAAAGTTCAGCGGCCGCTTTTGTGGCCTCAAAGGCGGGTATCCCCCTAAACAAAGCTACGGAAACCAGCCCCATCATGGCCGCCCTATATTTATCCGCCTCTTTCAAGAACTTATTAGCCGTAAACGCGGTGGCCGCCACCGCCGCCCAGGTCCTAAAGCTAAAGAACAGATTCCGGATCTTCCGAAACGCACTATTCGCGAACCCCACAAAACGCGCCATAGTCCTCTTAAACGTTTTCTGCGCGTTCCGCAGCCCGGCCCGCAACCGGCCGGCCCCAAGGTCCAATTCTATAAAAGCTCTTGCTTCTGCCATGTCTTTCTTTTTCCGTTTCATACAATATGTTGTGTCCGCTCAGGCCTTGACAATCACAACATATCGTATTTATTTAAAGTAATTCAAAGTCTCTTGATATTCCTTTAGGGTTTGTCAGTATCGCAAAAAACCGCCTTTCCAGTATTTAACCAAGAGGAAATTACATCTCCAGAAACGACCCAATGAATCTCGACTAAACTGTCCCCAAATAACAATTTATATTGCATTTCATTATTGTGGCGCTTAAGTCTATATGTCCCCTTTCGTACTTTTCTAAAACCTGTTCTAGGGTTATGTATCCAAACATCTGAATTTAACTCTATATTCCGATTATCTTCCATATTATCCCAATAATGTATTTTCCGTCATACCGGCGAAAGCCGGTATCCAGGATTATTTTTTCGTCTTCTTCGGCTTTTCTGGTTTATTATTGGCTTCGTTATACCGATTTACGGTATCCTCGATAATCATCAACCGTTCAATAAGCCTTTCCATCTCCATTGGGCCGAGCTCTTCTTTTAACCCTATTAGCTCGATCGCCCCCGGCCCCAAAAGCTTTATTTGTTGGTATACCGTCCAGGCCAATTCGTTTTCCGGAAACAGCCGGCCGTAATCCCAGTAATTGCTGTAACATTCGTAGTCCTTTTTAGGGTCCTGACAGCTGGGCGTGTAAGCTTCCTTTTCTTCCTCGGCCAGCTTTTCGCAATCCGCGCAAGTCGGCTGGCCCTGTAATATCCAGAGCACAGCCGATTTTAGTTTTTTCCCGCTGCCTCTATCGCCCCGGGATCTTCCGCTTCTGGACGGGCGTCCAGTATTTCCGCAACTACCGACCAAGGGAGTAGATTTACCAAGTCAGGGCTATAAGCCACTTCCTTGCCTTTGTAATACACCCCTTCCCAGCCTATTATTGTCCTCTGCAATAAGAGAGTTTGCATCCTTTGGCTGGCTTTCTTATTGCGAAAACCTTTTAATGATTTTTGCTGCAGAGCTTTCCGCTGTGTTTGTGTCATTTGCCGCAGATTAAACGTTACCGCTGGCAAGTCTGTAGCTTGCATTGTTGTTGCGGCGTAGGCTTCCTTAAGAATCCAATCAACATCCTGATATGGCAAAAGATCCAGTAAGTTGGGCTTATATTTCGCCGGTTTACCGTCTTGAGTATACCCCCCCCATCCCTTAACGATTTTTTTGGCCAGGGACAAGTCATCCAAATCATTTCCGGCGGCCTCGGCCATTTCTGTAAGTGTAAGCCGCCGAAATTGTATAAAGACCTCTTCTTTATCATCCGGATGTATGGCGTTAATCTCTTCCGTATCCACAAGTTCCGCCGGGCCATATAACTCGTAAGTAAATTCCGACTCTTTTTTTATTTTATTAAGATCAGCCATTTCCCCTCCGTTAACCTATTATCCGTCGTTCCCGCGAAGGCGGGAATCTATAGCCTATTCTTTCCCTAAGCTATAACGCTTGTATCTCTGTCGTTTATCAGCTCGATCTGGATCGGGCTGGTAATTCCGGACATCCCGGTCGGCGTGTTGCTGGTAACCACCCTGAACTCGATCACGGGGGCAACTTCCTCCGGCCCGCCGACCGTGGCGGTGTAATTGGTGATTTCAGCCCGGGGGATCAATATGGTGAACTTGTAATCATCCGTCCCGATCGAGGGCCCCGTGACGGTAAGATCACATTTAACGTGATCGTTATCCTGGAACCGGTTGTCCCAGGAATCGTCGTTCTGCTTGGTCAGCGTCCCCTCGAACATTACCTCCCAGAATCCGTCGGGCTCGGCTTCCTGCCGGGTCTGGTCACCGGTGGCATAGATATCGGTCTTCATGCCCCTGGTGATCGTTATCGACCATGAGCTCAATTTCAGCTCATCCCCTGAGTCAAGGGCGCCGTCGGAGTTATCGTTTACCCGGAAAACGGTATCTTGCTGTAACAGCTTCCCTATCAGGGTATCCGGGAAATCCTCCATTGCAGTGTTCGTACTCGAATCCAGGATCCGGGTTTTGCCGTTTACGGTGAGTTCGTAAACAACCTTCCCGACCGCATCACCGCTGATCTTGAGCTCGGTGGTGTCGATCCCGGTAAAGACATGTACTCCATTTACACATACTGGGCCCACATAAGCGGGGTTGTAATCGGCCAACGTTATGGTATATTGACCATAACCGACGGTATAAACCTGCCTGTACCCGTCGGTTTGCAAATCAGGGTTGGCCAGGGCGCCCATGATCTGGGCCAAGGCTATTTCGAAAAGCTGATCCTCATACCGTGCGTCTACCGGTCCGATGGAGCCTTCGACGGCAATGGCCCCCTGGTCGCTGGGTTCCTTGAAATTGTTACCCCTTAACCCTACGTCCTCTATCATCTCGGTGCTGAATTCCACACCGAAAGCATCCGGATGAAACCGGGCAATAGAAACGGTAGCGTCGGCTTCATTTCCGAAGGAGGGTTCCAGGGCCGCCCCATATTCATTTCTTACACCTACTAACGCGTCTCCCATCGTACTATCTCCTAAAAATCTATTTTGTATCTCATTATTAATCGTTTACGGTAAATCGTTGTTATTGTGGGTTCTTCTTCGGTACCTGTGGGGATTTCCCAGCCCTCCGCCGCTTCCACCTTTAGGGGGAGGGCAAAATATACCTCTGAATCAGAGTCAAACCTATATTCCCAGAGCAAATCTATTATATTCTTCGCCATCTCCGGTAAACCGTTCTGTCCGAACCTGCCCTGGGCGACATCCCCTTCGTCCATATATTGGTTATAAAGGCAGATCGGAACATCGATAGTATTTGTCCCCGTGTTCCCGGCCTTTATCATATAGTCTTCCGGCGGATCCCCGATTATGGCAAAAGGAAAGCTGGCCTCTAGGTTGGGATAGCATTCCCTGGTATCTCCTATAAACACATCGCAATCCATGGCGCCTGTGCTTATAGCGCTTTTATTGCTTTCAAGCCGTTCAAATATGGCCGCAATCAGCCCTTTTACATCGGTTATCTTCGCCATTTTGGAGCGTAAGCCTTTCGTATCAGGAAATCCGTCAGGGCGTCTTCCGCCATATCTTTTAGGATCCGCATATCCTCATTGTTCAATATAAAGTAAATCGGCCTTGGCGGTGTTTTGCGGCGCGTGCCGTGCGCTTTGGTCATCTCCTGGAATATCCACCAGTAAAAAGGATTCGGTCTACCGCCTACTTTACTTGCTATATTCCTGTTAATCACATGCTTGTAATAACCCGTAAATAGAAATTCTTCTACAAATCCTTTATGATGATCGATCACAAGCTGATTCGTAGTCCCCACCCGCACAAAGTCCCGTCCGAATTCCACTTTACGGGTTATTTCTTTTCCCAGCCCGGTGCCCATCGGCTGGGTGTTAAGCGGAACAAAGTTCCGCGTCCGGCTGACCAGCTGTGAAAAGCTTTGTATCTTGCCCCGTTCCCCCTGGCGCCGCAATGCCCCGGTCATCCAATGCAGGGGAACCCAGCCCCCGACTTGATTACCGCCGGTTATAAAGTTCTCTTCGATGGAATCCTTTATAAGCCCGGCCGCAGCCCTAAGAAAGCTCTTTACCTCGGGTTCGTTCTTAAACTTATCCAGCCTTTGAAAAAGCTTGTGAACCTTGCTTTCTTCAATAGAGATATAATTGGATTTCGCATATGGTAAAACAGCCAATTATCAGCCTTTAAAAATAGTGCATCGTGCCTTTTTTAGTCACCGTCCCAGTAACTTTATCCCTTTCATCTAGCGTCATAGTCCCCCCGCTTTCCTTGGACCAGTAATCGCTTTTATCATCGTCCAGGGTTATCCCTGTCAAATTCTGTTTGTTATCCGCAAGGTCCTGCAGTAATTGCATGGCCTCTTTATATTCTCTTGTTATCTTTCCCGGGGGCATTCTGCTTTTGCGGACATAATATTCGTAGATCGTTATCCGATCGGATATTAGCTCTACTGTTTCATGCGGTTCCGTTTCCCAGGCTGTAAAATAATCGCTATACCGTTTATTCAATTTCTGCCGGATCATTATTCCGACATTACCGTTTACAATGGCAAAGACATCCTCTTCGGGGAGCATGTCGTCTTTTTTATCATCCAATAGCAGATTTACTATTTTTGCAGGATAAGCCACCTGCATGGATGCCAGGTCCGAATAGCCTACAGCCATCAGGTAACCTCCCTGTAGTCTACCCGCGGGGACCTGGTCATACCTGTTACGGGGTTATATATCAGCTTTGTCATTAAAGCGTAAAAGACATCCTCCGGGGCGGTATCCGGAGCAAGACAAATAAACATTTTCCCGGTTTCGCCCAGGTCTCTAAGCTCGTTAACCTTGGTATCATTGGCGTCCTCATAGATCATATTACCCAATATCAAGCGCCCCTCCCGCATCTGGGGCCCTTCGTGCATCTGATCCTTGCCATTCTCGGTGGTATGGGTTTTGGATAGGTCCTTGGCCCGGTGGTAATCCGAGCCGTCGCCCAGCTGTCGCGGCACCACCAGGGGATTGTATAACCCCCAATGCCCGATAACCGGGGCGGCGGTAAGCCCTGTCAGTTTTACCCGCCAATACCTGGCGGTCTTTTCCGGGATTCTGACCAACACCGGGCCCGCATCAGTTTGCGTCCAGAATGCCAGCGTGCTCCATGTGCTCCCGTTATAGGAATACTCTATTGCTATCCCCACGCCGGACAGGTCGACGAATTCACCGGATAATATCAACCTGGAGGCCGTCACGGCCGCCCCGCAATCGGCGGTCAAGGTCTGGTCGCTTGTGTCGGTGGCCTGCCAGTTTGCCCATAGGGCCTCCAGGGTTAGATTTTCTTTCGGGAAATCTGTTTCTTCGCTCGTAGCGGTTATCGTGGCGGCGGCCAGTTGATTTTTATAATATATTTCGGGGTTTTCATCAAAAGCCAGGGGCGGCGGTACATAGCCGGAAAACGCCCCGATCGACGGCGCCGCCGGCGCCCAGGGGGTTCCTAGAATATCCGCAATGTTTTCGGCCAGCACGCTGCTAATCCCGACGGCATAGAGGCCAGAGCCACCGCTTATCTTTGAGAATTCCACGTTATCGGGATCGATGCTTGTAAAATCGCCGTCAGTGCTGGTCACCTTCCCTGTCTGGGTCACGGATGCACCGCTCTGCGTTGAATTAACGCCGCTATACGCCGGGTTATCCAGGTGGACGGTAGCCCCGCTGGTAACACGCACCATGCCGGCGGGCGCGGTGTTCAGGTTATGACAGACAATATTATTAAATCCGGAATAGGTTTCCCCGGACTGGGGATTGGTAAACTCAAAAGCCTGTACGCTGGTAAAATAAGTGGAATCGATCCAGATCGACATGTTTTCGAAAAACACAAAGCCGTTATAATCATTGGCAAAGGTATTTAATAGATCGATCTGGATAGGATAATTCAGGGTCGCGGAAGCGGCGGTGATCATTATCACATCATAGCAATGGAACGACGCCTGGTTTGCGCTGTTGCCACCATAATATATCCATTCTACCGATGTATCGGCCGAGGAGCTGGCATCGATCACAACGTTTTTCAATATATTGGTTCTTGTTACATTGGCCGCCGCATGAGTAAACCTGAATTTATCGAACTTAAGATATTCGAAGTTATAATTACCATTGGCGCCCAGCACGATAGTATTGTAATTGGCGTTGGTGTTGGATATCACATAGGATTCCATCCCCGCGCCCGGCGTATCGGAAGTAATGGTGATACTGCCGATTGCAGAGGTCAGGTGGTTAGTATTAAAATCGATATCGTTGTCGCCGACATCGTTATCGCTGATCACTGTACCAACAAGCACGCCATCACCTATATTTCCGGCGATCGCCTGTTCGAATAAATACAGGTTCGCGTAATCACCATCAACGCCTATATCTTCATTTCCTTCTGTAATCGATCCGTGTACAAAAGATTTATCCAACCGTTTTTTATCAATGCGATAATCTGAAAGGTCATCCAAATTAAGGATGTCTATGGGGGCCACCTCTATTTGATGATCCCTATATTCCTTTATGGCTATATCAGTAAACACTTTTTCAAAATCCAAAAAGTAATATGATTTACGTTTTCGCCTATGGGCTATGCTGTTTTTCCGTGGTCTTTTGAATATATTTTTTATTACTTCTTCTTTTGCCATCACCCAAACTATGACAAAATCCCGGCGGTCTCCCGGCCCAATATATCTTGGCTGACCAAAGCAATCCTTACCCGTAGCCGGCTGATAATAAACAGGCTCACCGTCCTTGGTTCCCCGGTCATCAGGATGATGATCGCCAATCTTAAAATAAACATGCCAGGGCTTGGGTTTACTTTCCGGCATCAGTTTCCTTTAAAATAATCCCGGAGCCCCCTTTCGAAAGCTCCGGGATCATGGTAGGGGGGACGTTGTTAGGGGGTAGTATCGAGAACGTAAACCGCTTTGGTCTGGCGAATAACCGGAAGATAATTATCTTCCACAATGGCCTTGATCGCCGGAGGATCTTTGATAAGATCCGTATAGCTGACCGCGCCGGCGCCTTCGGTGGTTATCTGGAATCCCGGCATAACAGCGGCCAGGCCCTCGGCCTCTGCAGGACCGGCCATGTTTTCAAAACTGCCGGGGACATTGGCGATAAAAACGATAACATCATCGGGGATATAGGGCACCAGCGAATCGGATAGATTTACGTATTTGGTCCAGTAATCAATCCATTTGATATCATAGAAGATATCAACACGTCCCTTGGTATTGATCTGATCACGGATTACGGATCCCTGGCCATGCTGGAATGATGTATTTTTACGAAGATAACCCTGGATATTCCTTCCGCAATATGCGGTGATATCCAGGTTGCCGAGTTCTGTAGCAAACCAGGTCTTCATAATATCGAGGTCAGCCCCAATATCAGTCGATGCGGTGGCCCATGAAACGCTGACAGTCCTTGTCTGATCGCCATCGTATCCAAAATCCAGCGTAGCCGTTATTCCGGAAGCAAAGGTAAAGGTTATGCTGCCATCAAGCAAAGCATCCCACCGCGTTCCTTCTTTGGTTCTTTGGTGCCGCTCGATGATACCCCGGAGCTGTTCACGCACATAATTGCGCAGATTCTCAGGAGTAGTTATCAACTCCCCGGCCGTTCCGAGCATACGCAGGTTAGTAAGCTCGGCTATGGTCATCAGCTTGTTATCATAAAGCCGAGCCATCTTGAACAGTCTGGTCTGAGGATCGGGCCTGGAAAGCGTATTGGATTTACCGCCTGCTATATTGTGATAAACAATGGCCCGATCATTGTTTATGATATCGAGGTTAACCAAAGTAGTCGGATAGCTCTTTACCGGTCCGAATATCCCATCCCCCTTAAGTTCCGGCAGGATATAATTCCGGATCATTGACGTCATATACGTCGGGTTTAATACGTTTGCAGGATTGCTCACTTTACTATCTCCTTATAATTCTTATCTTCAGTGTATCCCCCTACCGAAGCTAATATCGTCATCCTCTACGTTATATCGTCGAACGTACTCCCGCGGACGATAAGCTCCTCTTGCCCGGCGGCATCTATGCCATGCAAGCCCGCAGTCCTGAATGTACCTCCGTGGCAAACTTGAGCGACAGTCGCGGTTGATACCGTGCGATCCACATTGTCATACAGCACAGCTCTTGCAGTTTCCCGGCCGTCGGATTTGGTGTTGTCATATTCCAGGTATTCCCCACCAACCAGGGACAATACCAAACCCCTCCGGAGGTTATAGGTTTCACCGGTATTACCGACGTCCAGGGCTTGCGCCCCGATCGTCACCGGTTTGGTGTCCATGCCCTCCATATTTTTGATAAAGTCCTGGAAATTGGCGGTTTTATCGGCTAAACCCGGCAAACTCGACCCTCTTAAATTATCTGGCGTCGTTACCACTGTATTTCTCCTTAAGCTTTACATTTCTCATTTGACTTTTGACTATTGATGTCTTCGGGTATTATTTATGGATATCTTTACCCGCTTGGATCTCCGCCTCGGCTTGGGATTTTCCATCGCCCGGCAAATCAATCTCGGTGAATTTAAGCGGCTTGGCCTCTGCCACCTTTTTGATCAGCTCTGAAAAGCCATCAAGTAGAGTCTTTTCCTCTCCCTCGGCGAACTTTACGACCTTGGAATCGGGGTCGGCCAGGGCGGTACCATAGGTAGTGATATCCGCTATCAAGGCGGGGGCTAGGCCTTTTTTCTGGCCGCCTTCCTCGCACTCTTTCAGTTTGCCCAGGGCTTCTCCGAACCTCACCACCGTAGCAGACCTGGCATCAGTATCCCGCTTCTTGATATCCGCGTTGAGCCGGTCGATTTCATCCTGGTCTTTCTTGGATCTTGCCGGGGGTTCTTCCTTTTTGAAGAACTCGGAGAACTGCGCCGTAAGTCCGCTTTTGATATCCTCACTAAGCCCACTCATTGCGGTTTTGATGCCACTCGCTATAAGTGCCTTTATTTCTTCCTTGTCCATTGAATCTTCCTCCTGGATTTCTTTATATTCGCTAAAGTTTAGTGTGCATACTTCGTCTTTTATTTCACAAAAGCTGAGGGTGGCCGCTTTTGCTTCCTCTCCTTCGCTAAATAGAGAGGAATAAATATCCATCGGTGACTGGCCTTTCATCGCCGGCGGTATCATGCCCTGAAAAGCGGCCGCTCTTAACATGGGGCCCTGGCCTTCATAGTTCGGTACTATTTCCGCGGACACAGCGGGGAACCCACCGCCCTCATATATCCTATAAAATCCCTCCGGGATGTTATCTATGTCCGCAAATAGCCCTTTGACTATTTGCCCCTGATATGTCATATCCCTTGTCCTGGCCTTCTTTATATCGCCGACAGAAGGAACGTCGGTATGCTTTACAAGGGTGTTGCCATGCCCCGCTTTCATTGTCTTTTTGTGAAATAACACGCCGGCTTTCGGTAGATGTTCAGAGCTGAAACTATTGATGTTGTCAGCCATCTTGTCTATACCGTCCGGGGTTAATTTAAGCCGCCTCCCACTAAGAGAAGTATGTTCCCCGGAATAGCATATTAAGAGATCGTTGATACCGTGTTTCTTAGTCATGTTTTACTTATCGGAGGGGGGTGTTTTTGGGGTACAATTTAGGGGTTTTTGGTATTAAAACCGCATTCTTTCCGCCGGAAAATTACCGATTGTATATCCGGAGGACCCGAAACCAGCCCCGGGAGTAACCGTATTTCCCGTCTCCGGATCTTTGGGTATCCCCTGGGTTATCTTGCGGCTGCTTCCTCTATAGTTGGCCCGGATCGAACATCTGCAGTTATAGTCAAGCGGGGGCAAATAAGTATCCCAATAGGGATCGTCAATCCTTTTGGTGAGTCCATGCAATACGCGGTGGGAAGGCCTTACGCCGCCGTCTCTAACAGTAAGATGGGTTAAGCTCTCTATCCAGCCGTCCTCGGCCTGGGCTCTGTATTCGGCCATTTTACCGTCGATATACGCCGTCTGAGCGTTTGTCTTAAAGACGGTCTCGAGGTGCCAAGCCTCGAAATCATGTTTTTCTGTTTGCAGTGCTTCCAAAAGAGCCTTGCCCCATTCAGTCCTAACCAACAATTCAGGATCATTGGGGATATGCCCATTTTCGCTGATAAACCTGGACAATACGTTCTTTGCAAGATCCAAACTGGTTTCATTTTCCACCCAGGCGATAGTCCAGGCCTGGCGTTTGGCAAGGTTATCCAACAGTTCGAAATCAAATTTATGGAAATTAGTTTTTTGCCAAATGAATTTGGAGTTAACATTTGAAGAGAAATCCCGCCAGATAACGTCCTCAACAACATTAAACCCATGGTCGGCGGCCTCCGCTGCGGACCTGTAACGCCCCTGCAGGTTATTCTTAACAAGCAGCTCGTACATTGCGTCGGCGGCGTCCGACATTTCGACAGGGACAATCTGGTCGATCGCGTCCAGTATTTCTTCGGTGGTAAGGGATATTCGGGGAGGGAGATCGTCTTCTATCTCAGCGAAAACATAGAACTCAAGGTCGTCAATTACTTTTTTTTTTTGGGGTCTATGGTTTCCTGGGGTAGTCCGCGGCTGGCCCTATCAATTACAGTCATAATTAATTCAGGCAGTTTTGCAGAAGCCTTTTTAAAGTTTTCGGCATATTTTTCTACAATATCGTCCGTATCTTTAAGGGCTTGTTTTGTTTCGGGATCAAGATTCGATTCGGCGAATTCATCGCTTTCTTCTTTATTTTCCTTGTCTTTATCCTTGTCTTTATCCTTAGGAGGAAGGGGATTATTTACAGGAGTAATTTGATATGATACTACCTTGTCGCCTGCTTCAGGAACCGTGAAATCAAATGCGCTATAAGCCTCTTCTTCCTTTAATACCAATCCTTTTTCAAGTGCTTTGACGGCCCTCGAGACTTCTTTGTCTTGATCCTTCGGCGCCTCGGTAATTATCTTAAAGGTCGGACATTCCCGGCCCGCACCATAGTTCCATTCTATAAGCCGGGGAATCAGCTGCCGGTTTATCGCTCCGGATATCTCCTGGGCATCGACTTTATTATATTCGTTAAGTGTCTCGGCATGAACCGTCGCCTGTGCCCTACTTGCAAATTCTCCCACCCCCGTAGAGAGTGTCTGCCCAAGCAATATTTCCGTGACCATCTCACCGCAGAAATTAACATAGCGCTCAAAACCCGTTTTACCGCTGCCCATAGCTTTCAAGATTTCTATATCCGCACCCTGGGGAATTCTTATGGAATAGCCGGCGTTAATATCTCTTATGGCTACCTTGATTAGTTCTTTATCTGCATCGCTAGCACCTGCTGGGACCTTTGCTATGGCGATCCCCATGCCAAACCTGTCGAGATAGGCGCTCCAGAATTTCATACCATTTTTAAAAAACCAGTTATACCAAAGCAAAGCATCAAATAAAGAGCTTCCCATCGGTTTAGTGTCGGTGGGTTCATGGCTATAGACCACAAAATCTTCCGCGGGATATTCTTTGCTGTTAATTTTTAAGGCTACCAGCCTTTTGAATTCCAATTTAGGCTCTATGCTGAACCTATTTACCGGCATTAACCAACTCAAGCCGGCCTTACCGGCCCAGGGGCCGCTTTTAAATAGCTTTGGTAATATATGAAGCACGGCGTATTCATCACGTAGAGCATACATCAGCCAGCGTAAGGATTGTTCAAACGTTTGCTCTTCAATATTCTCAAGCACATATTTTACAAAATCGGCAATTTCCTTGTCTATTTCTTCCGATGAAGACGGCTCCACTTTCCAGCCGTAAGATAGGGTTTTATATCGCCTTGTGCGGAAGCTGGCGCTTATTTTGGGGTTTTTTATTTCAACATCCCGATAACTAGACAGCGCCAATGGCGACATATAAGCTTGGAAAGCTCCGAATATTTCCATCGTCAAACCAAGACTATGACCATCGTCGATTGGCTGTGTATTTACACTGCCACCTTGGGGCGTACGAATCTTTTTTACCTTATTTATTATGGTATTCAAAAAGGCCATTAAAAATTCCCTAAATGATTTGTTATACCGGGCGCCCTATTACCGCCGCCCATATAGGCAGCGGCTGAATCCCTGATAACAGATTTAGGCTTGTATGATTCTGTTATAGACCAGTCCGGTGTTTCTTCTTTCCAGTCGCCGTATATCGCATATGTTCCCGCGTCTATGGCATGATTTGGGCAACGCCTATCCAATTCCTCAGTATAATTATTTTCAGTTCCGGGCATTTTCTTCTTTCGTAAGCCCATGGCCTCTTCACCAAAGATCGCACATTTATCAATGTCATAATAAAACCTGGGATATCCCGTATCAGGCCTTACATGGATGAGAATTAACAACATACCCAATCTGCCTTGCACAGACCCTTTATCTTTCAATGAGGGCCGAGCATCCAACTTTGCTTCTTTATAGGCAGCTATCCTATCTGGATTAGCACAGTCTACCCATAAAGTTGTATATCCCCATTTATCATGTAATCTTACTGCTTCGGCTACCCACCATGTTTCATTTTGGCCCGGCGTATAGACTAAATCAACCAACCAATAGGTCTTGTCTTTTACTCCAATAACTGCTATAGAGCCTGGGGTTGCATGACCGTTATCCGCCCCGGCTATAACATAATCAAAGGACTCGGGGGCTTTTTTTATGCCCAAGACATTATCAGGCCCAAATCCATGTGTTTTTTTCGAGAATTCAGGGAAGGCTTTTCCAAGGGATTTAACCCTTTTGCCATCCAAATATTTTAACTGCAGATTCTCGTCATATGTTAACCGTAAATTTTCCTCGTAATTTACAGGCAGGTTGTCTTTATTGTCTTTGGTTTGGGAAATATATGACCTAAAAAACGGATTGTCTTTTTGCAAATCGAATAACTTGGCAACAGGGGAATCCTCTTCCGGATTCGTTGCATAAAGCAAACACCTTAAAGGTATGCCAGGCTGACGCAAACGACCGAGTAGCATATTGTTTACAGGTTCGCTTATGTTCGAGGCCTCCTCTACCAACATCACCCCATATTGAGGGCCTTTGACTTTGGGTGCCTCGGCCAGCTGCCTAAACCGTATCTGGGAACCGTTCTTTAAATAAATATTCTGGGGGTGTGTTCTCTCGTATTTAGCTATGGTTTCGGGCGGTAATATTTCCAATATCTGGGGGATAAGTATATCCTTTACACCCGGATAGGTTGCAGCCCCGGCTAAACCCAGATTCCCCGGAAAAACAAATAGTAATAGGATAAATATATACGCACAAATAAAGGTCTTACCAGAACCCAGTCCGCCTTCACATAATATGAATTGAACCATATCGGCAAGCCGCGCATCCTTTGCGTTTCTAAGGCACTGGAATAAAAAGTGCAGCATATTTATCTGCCATTGATTATTCAGCTTTATGGGAAGTACATCGATATTTAATCTATTTTCCGTCATCTTTTACTTTTTTTGCGACCTCTTCTTCCAAGACATTGAAATTAATTATTAAGTCCCCCGACTTTTTATCTTCTTCCCCGGTTTCCAATAGCTTTTCAATAAACCTTTCGGAAGCTCTTTTTCTTGTCACTGTTTTTATGGGATGCTCATCACCACGCTTATCAACGACAACAGTATCAACTATTTCCGTGACCGTTCCTTCTTTAGAAAGCAATTCATTCTGCATATGATTTGCACGATATATCAAATCTCGCTCATTCCAGCGCCAGGCTGCCAGAGCGTTATTTACCAGTTCTGCAAATTCAGGCTTCTTTTTTTTCCATTTAGACCTTTATGGCTTTTTTGATATTGCCGGTATCCACCAGGACAAGACGTACGTCCTCCAAGGTAAAGGCGTTATATTTATTCGACATGTAATACTTATCGGAGGGGGGTGTTTTTGGGGTACAATTTAGGGGTTTTTGGTATTAGAAGGGGTAATATCTCTGATTTTATCGAGTTCAGCTAAAGGGAATATCTCTTCGTTATTACGTTTTTTCATTAAATCTATGCCGTGTTTTTCTATCTGATATCTTAATTGCCTTTCATTCTTTACATCTAAATAAAATATTGCTTCCTCTTTATTTAAGCCTTCGTTTTTTATTTTTTTACCTTCTATAATTAATTTAATATCCCATATATGGAGAGCCTCGCGGGCCTTTTTAATTAGATATTTATATTTACTATCCGCTGGATTGCTCTCTTTTTCTAATTTAACTTCCCACAGGTTTAAAGCTTCTTTGGCCTTAAATATCAACTCTTTATACTTATAACTTGTGAATCCATCATGTAGTCTGATATCGAGATACTCAAGCAATATACCATTGTCGATCATGCCGATTAAAACCTCGGCTGCCATCCTGATACGTTCGTTCTTATTCCCTATTCTTTGCAATCAAACACACTCCGACTGTATAGTAATTGTATAGTAGACCATGCCAACGGTTTACTATTCCTTGCAACGCTGTATATCATCTTATTGAGTTTTGCCCGCCATTTATAAGCGTTTGCCATCTACGACAAACGATCATAAATACCTAACCACGGTTTAGGAAACCGCTGCTCTATCCTGCTGAGCTACGGGCGCATGGTTAGTATTAGTGGGCTTTTCAGCGTTTATTGTTTTTTCTTTTCCTTCGATATTGTATAGTTTTTGTATAGTTGGTTTTCGGTTCAGTTTTTTATCGAGCTTATGCAGGGCGTTTACCTTATGGCTGGGGGCCAGGTGGGCATAGCGCATAGTCATATCTAATGTTTTATGACCTAAGAGCTCTTTTACCGTTGTTATATCCACGCCAGCCATTATCATATGTGAGGCGAAGGTGTGGCGGAGGTCGTGGAATTTAAAGTCGGTTATTTTAGCCTTATTCATGGCTGTTATAAAGGACTTTTTTACACTTATTATCGAACGGCCTTTATACCTGAAAACACGATCACCGCGTTTTTTGTTTGGGATATTATCCAGGGTTTCCCGCAAGGTCCAGTTTATCGGGATTTCCCTTCGCTCTCCGTTTTTTGTGTTTTCCAGCAATATAAATCCGTGTTGTAGGTCCACATTTAAACCCCAGCGCAGGGTTAATATTTCGGTCAGCCGCATTCCGGTGTTGAGTGCGGTTATTACGATCGGCCGCAAATGATCCGGGCAGGCTTTTATCAGTCTTTCACATTCTTTTTGTGATAGGAACCGTAACCTTGTGTTGTTTTCCTTATACGCTTTTACTTTTCTAATACGTTCATGGGCCGTTTTGTCCACCATTTCCCATTCCACAGCCTTGGTGAACATATGTTTGATAACGGTTAGGTAACGGTTTGCTGTTGCTACAGAGCGGCCCTCACGTTTTAGGGTTGTTCTGTATTGCTCGACTGCCAAGAATGTAAATTTATCGAGGGGTATATTGCCAAAATGTTCGACAAGTTTTATTATCAGATACCTTTTTGACCTATAACTTTTCTGATCTTCCGCCCAGATTATATATTGCTCCGCCAGCTGGCTAAAAAGGTACTTACTTATTTTTCTTTTCGCTACGGGGTCCTTACCCTCCAGGACTTCCTGCTTGCGCTGTAGCAACATTACCTGGGCTTCGCGGTGGGAGGCTCCGCCCGTGGATTCAAAACGCATTCGGCCGTCTGGGCCGGCGTAGCGTATCCACCAGATATTACCGCGTTTGTAGACGCCTTTAATTTTTGGCATTATATTTACTCATATCTATGTGTTTAATAATATCTGGTTCTTCAGGTTTTTTTTCTTTCCAACGCTCATTCCAATTATTTATTAATGTAGTCAGAAATCCTTCTTTTGTTTTTATTTCACATAAATGACATTCTATTCTACCATATAACATATCTACAGCAGATAATATGTATACGTCTGGCCAGCCGCCGCAAAAAGGGCAACCTCTTATTC